ATCAACAGTTTGTTTTATGGTGGATATAAGATTAGTTACGTTTCGTTGGGAACTCCACTTGCTGACCAGTGGATTAAAGATAATTTCAACTAAGGAGAAAATCAAATGAGCATTTCACTTTCTGTTATTGGAATCGTACCTGCCGATGAAAAATTCAAAGAGATGAAAACGATTTATGAAATGTGTGAAAAGAATAATATTCGAATTCCAGATGAAGTTGATGATTATTTTGGTGACAATGTGCCGGATGATTTGGGAATGGAAGTAGATATTCCCTGTGAAGAATATAAGGATGAATATTCAGAAGGATATAAAATTGATGTTTCCAAAATTCCAAAAAAGGTAAAATTTATCAAATGTGTTATGAGGTAGATGCAAAAAATCCCTCTTGAGATAGTTATCAAGAGGGATTTTTTGTTAGACAGTTTCTAATGGTTTGATGTTCCATGTTCCAGATTTGCTAGCTTCCAACGCTTTGATCATATCTTCTTTGCTCATATCGGTTCGAAGATTTAGGATGATCTGAGTTTCGGTTAGAATGAAATTGCTCACTACTGGTGCGAGCAAAGCTAATGCTGCTCCTGCTGCGGGGTTGTATACACTGACAATCGGACTAGCGATAACTGCAAGATCACTTCCAATTGTTACTGCATTCTGAATGTTAGTTGCGGTATCACTCATTTCGTTTCTCCTTTGACACCATATTTGACACTAAGTGCGACCATATCACCAGCAAGTTTTTCTAATGCTTCTTTCTTAGCTTTAGCATCTACGCTAGCAACACCACTTTGCATTTCTACAATAGAAGCATCAACTGCGGCATCATAGATTGGCATAGAATCAAATGTAAGTTTATCCACCTGTTGACAAACATCTTTAGGAACCACACCAGTTTTACAGGGTGTTCTAAAAGATTCGTGAATATTAATGATAGTCTGTTGAGTTGCTAAGAGTGAATTTCCAGCTGCAATGTTGGGATCTTGAGTGGTAGCACAACCAGCAACAAACAACAGAAGCCCAATTGTTAAAAGTTTTTTCATTTCATTTCTCCTTGAGATTTATTTCAAATTTTTAAATACTTCTTGTTCTTTTTGTTTGACAAATTCACCAAGACTGGTTTTCAATTTATCTTGCATAGCAGCACTAAGCTGTTTATTAAAATCCACTGGTTCACTTTCGCTTGCATGTACAATTGCCCTTTTAATTAATTCTTTACTCATAATGTTTCATCTCCTTTAGGTGGTGTTTGATTTGCTGGTGGTTCAGGTATTTCTTCAGGTGATTCAGGACCACTAAACGATCCTGAAGAACTTGGTGGTCCCGTTGATCCTCTTCTAGAAATATCATAATCTTTGCTAAATGGCGAATCTTCTATTTCTGAATTAAATTCTTCATCTTCTTTCTTTGCATTATCCATTGCGTTCTCTTGGTTGATTTCTTTTATCTCTTCATCGGTCAACCTTAATACCTTTTTCTGTACAAACAATTTAGAATAAAGACCTTCCTGAACAAGAGCCATTGCGCTATTTGCAGTAGCAATCCTCATATCCAAAATTTGATTTGCTTTAATCTCAGAATATTCATTTGAATTGGAATATGTAAATTTAATCTTCTCCTGAATCTTCATCCAATCTTCAATGGATAATACTTTACGAGCAAGTAAATCTTTTTTGAGAAGATCCACGAAGAGATTGTTGAAACGTCTACGAAGTTTCAGAATAAATTTAAAGAATTCCAATTCATCTTTTTCAATATCAACTTGATTGTTAACTGTCAATCTTCCATCGGGGACACGTCTTGAAAGGGGAATCCTTAAAGATTTATAAACTTTATTTACATAGTAATCAACATCTTCAAATGATGTAAATCCCGGTGCCGTTCCTGCAATATTTTCTACTCTCGGACCCGAATTTTGTGCATCCACTGGAAACCAAAAGTCTTCTAATACACTAATGCTCCTGTTCCTATTTTCAATTGTACCGCTATCCAAATTGTAGATTCTCTTTTGGCGATACTTATTAATCATAGACTGCATATATTCTTCGGCTTTGTATTTGTTCAATCCCTTAATTGGAAGATAGAAAGCTCTCTTCTCTGTTGCTTTTGTGATACGAGCAATAACTAAACTATCTTCAATTAAGTTCAACTGATTAATTGCTTTCATTGCTGAATTCAAATATGATACATGAAACTTTTTATCTAAACTTGGGATACCTGAATTGATGTGAGTGATTTGTTCATCAGTATAAATCTTCTCACCTTCTTTAACTTTATTCAACCCTGAAGCTTGTGAATCATTAAAGAAATATTTCTTTTCACCACTTGGGGTCGCTAAAGTATTAAAGTTAAATGGTGTTAATAGAATAAGTTTTTTAATTCCTTCTCTCATTCTTTGGTTATCATAAACAGCTTCGATATTCAATTGACCATCGACATACCATTGTCTGAAAAGTTCATCACCACGTTCATTGAAATCTAACATATAGATGATGCGATTAAACGATTCTTGCATCTTCTCTTTGATGATATCTGGAACTTCGATATCAGAAGTGTTCAACTGAATGGGATCATCAAATTCGTCATATACGATAGCTTCATTGGAAATTTTGTTGATAGCTTGTTCTACTTCAGGAAGATATGCGGCCTGTCTCCACCTCATAATAGACTCATTACGATTGCTCGCTGTGACCTGTTCTTGTCCCATTGAGTTGAGAGTGTATGAGGTATAGGGGTTATATGTGATATATGGTGATTCGACTTCTTTTTCTGTGGATGTTTGTGAACTGTCGGGAATCGTTTCAATTTCGGCTTCATCCCTACTGTAAGTAGAAAACTTCAAATTTTCTAATAATACATTGAATTTATCTTTTAAGCTCATTAGAATTCCTTTTAGGAAGTTTTATGTTTATTTATGAAATAAATTGACTTGACTTTTTGTATGAGAACTGGTAATATTTATTTTAAGTTTGGAACACAACTTAAAGGAGAAAGTTATGCACTATTACGACTGGTTGGATCTACATTTGGCAAATTTCCTTTGAGAATGTTGGGATTAATCGAATTTACTGAAATGATTCTTAAAAAATTGGGGGCAAACCGGTATGATAAAAAGTGAAATCATTAAAGAATTTTGTAAACTTTCGGACAAAGTTCGTGAAGAAGTTTTTCATAATGAAATTCCTGCGGATTGTTTTTGTTCGGATGTTATGAAAGAAGAAAAATTTCAGTTTGATAATCAGGTGATGGATTATATAATCAATGCTGTCACCATAAAAATTAACATGGATAAAGAATCTAGTTGTTGTGGTGATGTTGTTCTGAATACCATCAGATGTGAAATACGATGCCCGATTAATGGTGATAGGTGGTGTTGTTTGGAATGTGGTAGTGATCAAAAACAATGTCAATATCGTTGTTCTCCAAAAACTCAAACAAGATTAAAATAATGTGGTTGAGGAATCTATATAGGAGATTTAATATGATAACAGCCAAAGAAGCTTTTGATAAAACTATAGAGTTTAATAAAGAGCGTCATGAAAAGACAATGGCATATATCACACAACGTATAGATGAAGCAATTGCTGATTATAAATTTTGTATTAATCTGCGAGGAGGGCTTAATACTCATGTTATTATAAATTTAGAAAAATTAGGATATTCTGTTAATACCACTTATAATGGTTATTCCGTTAGTTGGTACATTGGAGAAGAATCATGAGAATTTGGTTAGATGATATTCATCCTATGCCATCTCATTTTGATGTCCATTGCAAAACTGCTGCAATGGCAAATCGATATATTCAAAGAGGTGAATGTACTTTCATCTCCCTTGATCATGATCTTGGACCCGAAGAAGCTGGTACGGGTTATGAGGTGGCAAAATTAATCGAAGAATTGACTATGACGGGACTTTTAAAGAAACGCATAGGATGGGTTATCCATTCTGCAAACCCCGTTGGTAGGGCAAATATGGAAGCCGCATTGAAAAATGCTGATCGGTATTGGGAGGAAAATCATGGATAAAGAATTGGTTGAGCTTATTTTGGAATATATCGATAGGAAGATTTATGACGAAATAGAAAACCATAGAACCACTGAACATGGTGGCTGTTATTATAATTATTATAATGAAGCTGAAAAAATCAAAGGTGAGATTTTTGAACATTTGAAATAGATCTACTTAACGGAGGAATCTTTTTCTCAGACATAACAGAAAAGATTCCTCCTTCTGTTTACTTAATATCATCTTCTATACATTTTAAATTAAAATTTTTATAAAATTGGTTCATTAGTACATCATTCGAAGGTCTACTCATAATTTTATTTATAATCAACTCTTCATCTATATCACAATTCCTATTATATGTATTTCTCATACGTTCTTCAAATTCTTCATCCGAAAGAGATTCAAGATATTTACTTAAACCTTTCGAAATTGAATTTTTATGTGGTTCTGATAATGGTATTCCCTTTTTTCTTAGACTCATATTTTTTCTATTTTCATCTTTCCACATAGGATTATTTTCTTTATTCATTTTGGTGAAATGATCACTAGAACTCTTTCTACCTTCATCACTTTGTCTCCAAAGTTCACCATTGCGACACATTTCTTCCATTTTAAGTCTTTTATTAATTTTAGTAGATTCTTGTTGTAGATTATTTAATCCTAACTCAACTAAACTGGTTTGGTATTTTTTGACCCCATTTGAAATTCGTTTTTTACCACATTCTTTAGAGTTACACGTTTCTTGTTGTTTTCTTCCCAAAAACTTTTTCCTTCTTGTATTACAAATTACACATAAATCTTCTTTATTAAACATGTAATAATAATCTTCATAAGAAGTAATTCCATGGACTTTTTTAATATGTGTTGCGAACACCCCACCTCGTATACGAAATTCTTTTCCACAAATTTTACAATGTTCTTTCATTTTAGATATCCTTTTTACAACAAATAAGTATAACAAGGTTCAAATTTACCATTTTCCCATATAATACCTTTTTCTGTAACTATTACAAATTCACAATTTATTTTTTTATCTCTTAGAGTCTGTACATATTTTTTTGCGGCTAACCACTTACAACAATTTTTAAGTGCAGTTTCAATTTTTTCATTTGATGATTTTGTCATTCGTTTAGATTTTGGTAAATGGGGAATATACTGCTCAATTTTCGAACCAGAAGTTACTTTAGAAAAAAATTCTGCTTCTTGAAATGGTTTTATTTCGACAGCTAAAATTTTTTCATTGCCGTCCATTGTTTTTATTTTGACCCAAAAATCGATGAAATATCTATGTGTTATTTTCTTTTCTCTTGTTTTATTTTTTTCATAATCTAATATGGATTCGTAAATTATAGGATTTTCTTCGGACAACCAACTTATAACTGAAGAATGTTTATCAAGAAACTTTAAAATGTAGCTAGTCTCCCATGATGAACGGCAGACAATTTCCTTCACTTTTCCAACATACTTTTCAGGATGTTTCAAATTAGGAAATAGGTTTTTTACTTGATAATAATCTCTAGCCAAATTCATTCCTCATATTATCATTGTATTAACTATTAAAGGCCTTATAGGTCTATGTCCCATAGGGACAAGATAATTTTAGTACCAGAAAATTTTTTTGTCAATTAATTTATGATTATAATTT